CATGTGCCGATAGTGTGCATTGTTGCCGAACAGTTTCGATCCTGCTTCGAGTACGTCGGCTGCCTCGCGTCGCGTCATTTCTCCGTTATCAACGGACAGGTAGGCTACTCGGATCATTTCTTTGGCGAGGTCTTTCGTGGTGATGGTCATTGTTCCGTGCGGTTGCGTTGTTGATTACTCTCACACCAATAATACGGCGCCGGGATTTAGTATCCAACAGGTGGCGAATATTTTTTTACCCATTCACAGTATCTTCACGAACCAGGGGAAGGACGCCGGAAAGCGAGCGCAGTCCTCGTAGCAAGTTTGTGCCGCTCATGATACGGTAATGCGTGTAGGACGTTCGACCGTACTGTGTAGCCATCTCATGCGCGTACTGGTGCCAAGATTCCAGTCTCTCGCGCCCGTCGATAATTACCACAGACCTATCGCCTGTCGCTGGTACTGTTTTGTTTGAGTCTACTGCCGATGGTCTGTAATATTCGATAAAATACATTGTTCTCTCCGGTTTATGTTGCGAAGCGTTACGGCGCCCCACGTGGTGGCTAGTTGGCTGGCTCGAACAGATCGTAAATATCCAGCAGTTTCTTGTCAAGGTACAGAGTCAGGGATACCACGGTGCCAAACGAAAGGATATGGAGGTGGTCGACGCTGGATAGGTCTTCAACGATGCGCTGGTAAGAGGATGGGTATTCATCCTTCACAACTTCGAGTCCTGCGGCGGCTTCCTTGGTGAGTCTGTCGAGAAGTGTCATTTTTTTGTCCGGTTGAGTTGCTGTTGCGATATGATGCCATTATAACACACGCAGGGTATACAGGTCAACACATTTTCTGTCTATTAACGCGGTCTTCATATTCCGTACAAGATGCCGATGGCGAAGCGGGCGAGCATGTAAGAGGCTGCCAGGACTAGACCGGCGTACATGATTTTTTCGGATGTTTTCATGGTATTAAAAGCCTACAAACAGGACCTTGTTGTCTTCAGTCGGACCTAGCGAGGTCGTGTAATCCGTGAGACACCAATGGATATCTTCAGCATCCGCGCATGGATCCGCGCCGACAAACTTGTCGTAGTCCACGGAGATCTCCACGGCGTCGTGCTCCCACCACTCGCAACGAATCGCGATAGGATCGAACTGGATCGACTCTCCGAGGTCGCTCTCCAGTTCCTCGTAGTAATCCCAAAGGAGCTCGAGGGCGGTTTCTGTGTAGTTTGCGTGGTCACGCATTGCGGACTTGAACTGTTCTTTGTTGACTGTGGTGTGCATTGTTCCGTTGGTATGTGCCCCGTGGGGCGTTTGCTGTTGTGATCTGGTGCAATAATAAGACGCCGGGCGTATACGGGTCAAGCCCGGGTTTATGAAAGAACTGTTAATACGCCTTCCAGTAATGCCATCGCCTCGTAGTACGAGTGGTTGGAGTGTTCATCTTCAAAAGGTCCTGCGTTGGATACATGATCCAGTGCGCCCTCCAGATCGGCAACAACAGCCTTGACCTCGGACGGGTGCAGGTCCGTGGTGCGCTCGAGGTAGACATTTTTTATTACGTCTTCCAGCAGGTAGTATGCTCTGTTGAGGCTCTGCGCTTCAAAATATCTTCCCCTGCCATCGATTTCACACACGGCATGCTGCGCATTTAATAGTGTCGTTAAGATCGCTTTGTTTTCGTTCATGGTCTGTTGACGCCGTGGCGCCGTTGTGTTGTTGAGTGACGCCCATATAATAAGGTGCAGTGTCAACACGGCGCAAGCCATAGTTTTCCACATTCTCGGATAGTTTTCCACATTCCAGAATGTGGATAAATTGTAGCGTGGGAGCCTTGACATTCCGGGCGCGGCGGGGTACCTTGACCCGATGCACCCGACCCGGACCGGGTCAGGCCCAAAACCAGCACCTACCCCCCCGGGAAAAAAGACCCCAATGTGAAGATGCCATGAATCGCGAGAAAAAAATAATTTTGCTCTTGACCCCCGCAGAAAAAAGCCATATTATTGCACTGCAACAAACGCGCAGGGGCGCAGAAAAAAATGGAAAACAAAACATGTGCATTTAGAATGGTGACAATGCTCATCATAGTTACAATATACTCTGTGCTCGCATACGAGGCAGGAAAAAGATCCGGCATTGATACAGGCTGGAGACTAGCAACGCAGAATCACGACTTTCCAACAACAACACAAATCGCCAATATGGCGGAGGTATGCAAATGAGCAACACGAACGCATTTGAGGCAGCAGCCCTGGATCGCATACGCGAGCTGGTTCAGAACATTAGACCACTGGCCGAGACGCAGGATGTGGTTGTGATCTCGCCCGAAAGCATGGAGGCAATCCTTGAGGTACAAGAAATCGTTTTCGACGACTTTGCGTCGATAGACGACGACGCGGACCTTGATATTGAGTTCTAATGGACCCGATAGACTACCTAAGAAAAAGACTTAACGCAATGGAGGTTGACATGATTGAGCGCAAGCCAACAAAGACTATCGCAGAAATACAGGCAGGCCTAGCAAAGGCGTATCCCTCACGGGAAAAGACCAAGACGCTAAAGGGCAACCGCATTTCATACATTCCATGGTATGAAGCCGTAAGCATTATGAATGCAGTGACGGATGGGCACTGGGAGTACGAGGTTGTTCACGCGGCGCACTCTCCCATATCGCAGAAGTTTGAGATGCGGGTCAAGGTGACGGTTCACGCTACCGACGGATCATTCTCTCGCGAGGGTACTGGCTCGGAGGACTCGGCTACCGACAACTACGGAGACTACCAGAGCATTGCCGAGAGCATGGCGTTGCGCCGTGCAATGACAAAGTTCCAACTAGGCATTTACATGTACCGATAAAAAAATGACACTAGATCAAGCAACAAATACCATCTGGGCACTAAGGGATTGCACGTTTTGGGTTTTGCGCCTGAAGTGCCTGGATGGTGAGCTTGGCTGGCAAGTCGAGCGCAACGTGGATGGCCTGTGGGCAGTCCTCGGGGAAAAAGATATTCAGGGGGCACTCAATGAAGGCTGACGCCAAATTATTCTATACGCATGAGGCTATGGAATATGGTGTCGATAGGGCGATCCTGATTAACTACCTGCGACTGTTCATCTCCGGCAACAAGGCACGTGGAGAAAATATCCACGAGGGCGCGACGTACACACACAATACGTACGACGAGATTGTTGCCAGGCACCCGTTCTGGAGCAAGCAGAAGGTTGGGCGAATAGTCCGATCGCTGATTGATGATGGCGTCCTGCTGGTGTCATGTTTGGCGGAGAATCCGTGGGACCGCAGGTCCTACTACGCCTTTGCTGACGAGGGTAAATTCTTGGCTTCGCATGTTATCAAAAGTGAATCATCAGAAGGTATCAAAAGTGAACCTTGTACAAAGTTCAAAACTGAACCTTCTTATACTAAAGAGTCACTAAAGAGTCCTAAAGAATTTATAGGCTTGATTGAGGAGTACTTCGTAGGGCGGGGTCTAGACCCAGTGCAATCGGAGCACATGGCAAACGAGTTCTATGAGTACTGGACCAGCACCAAACCTGACGCTATAAGCCCAGAAAACTTCAAGCGCCGGGCGGCAACGTGGCTCAAGAATGCTGAGAGATTCGGGCAGGTTGCCAAGACCAGCAGCAAGCTGACCAAGAGCGAGTTCGCAGAGTTGCAGGCTCGTGCACGCATAGAGAACAAAACATTTGACCCCTCCGGGTGGATGCTCGAGGGGGACTACTGGATAAAGAGGGACTAGTATGTACACAGACTTTGAGCGGCACAACGTGTCACAGGAGGAGTACTTCGAGATGGATGGCATCAGCAACAGCGATGTATCATTATTCGAGCGATCTCCGCTGCTCTACAAGAGCAAGGTTGATGGCATGTGGGAGAACAACACGTCCACACCGATGCGCATCGGAAGCGCCTTCGACTGCCTGCTTCTTGAGCCAAGCCTTTTCGACGATCGTTACTATGTGATGCCATCGGGTGTGCAGGAGCCGACCACAGACCTCCAGCATCTCCTAGTTGAGGCCATCCTTCTAGATATGGAGCCAGCAGAGGGGTTTGCATACGCAGGATATAAGCGACCAGACCCAAAGTCATGGGAAAGACTCAAGCCCTGGGCCGCTGCGCTTACAGAAAGGGGTTCTAGAGAGGCGATCTCGTGGAGGGAGTACGAAGGCCTCAAAAATATGCTAGACTCGACTACGGGCAATCCTGCGGCCTCTGAGACGATCAACGAGACTGAGCATCAGGTCGTATTTACGGCAACGCACGTCGCGAGCGGTCTTCGAGTGAAGGGAATGCTGGATATGCTGGGCGAGGACTACGTGTGCGACCTCAAGACCACGGGGGAGGATGTCTACAAGTTTCCTTCTAAGCTGTACCGATATAACTATGACCGCCAGATAGCCCATTACTGCGCCTTGGCTGGTGTGGATTATGCCCGGTTTATTGTTGTGGAGCGAGAGGGGCTGAACGAGTGCGACTGCTTTGAGTTGACGCACGACCGCCTTGAGGCAGGCAAGAAAAAAATGGATGCGGCACTCATGGACATAAAGCGATCCCAGGCTGACGGCTTTAAGTATCGCGGGCATCACTACACAAACCACGGATGGAGGCTTATCTGATGGGGACTAAAAACAAGGCGCGCGGGAATACCGCCGAGTATTATGTTCGTGATCGCTGTGAGCACTACGGTGTAAAGTGCGATCGCGCCTGGGGCTCGGACGGGAGAAGCATGGGGCTGGACTACGAGGACGACGGCACAATAGGGCGCTACCGCTGGCAGTCCAAGCGCTTTAAGTTTGACAATGTGGTTAAGTGGTTTTATGTAAATTGCATGAAGTACTTGACAGGAGATCAGGACTTGGTTACCTTCTACATCGATCGCGCCAAGGGCCACCCGCGCAAGGTGTACGCGATCATGGACCTTGAGGATTTGCTATCACTAATAGCGGAGGCAAAAAATGGCCAAGCTAAAGATAGTTGACGGGCCCAGAGCCGGTGGCGACTATCACACGCCAGGCGGATACCGAGAGATCGGGTATGTCGGAGAGATCCTGATTCCATACGTTCCAAAAAATTCGGTCACAACCAAGATTGCCCTATACACCAGAAAGGACACGCCGCACAGTCGCGGCAAGAAAAAACCAACACACGACGGAGAACTGCATTATGTCAAAGACATTAAATAGGTCAGACGACCTCAGGAAAAAAGCCGATTCGTCCATGCGTTATCAGATGGCGATAAAGATACTTGAGTACATCGTCGATGCTCTGGAGCCCATGAAAAAGCACTCGCTAGAGGCGCGAGAGTTCTGGCTTGACTACATGGAGAAAAACGGAACTGTTGACATAGAGGAGCAAAGAAAAAAGACCGGGTATACTGTTGAGGACCATCCAATGTTTTGGCTCGGGCACGCCTATGGCATAGAGTCACTGATTGGCTACAATGCAGCTAAGATGGCAGAGGAGTTAACCGCTGAGACAATGGGGGCTATTAATGAAGCGATTAAAAACCAGGGCTAGGGATAGGATAAAATCCATTATTGCAGGCCCTCAGAGAAAAAAACAGCGGGCAGGCACGACATGGGAAAAGATAGAGTTTGCGCAAAACGCAGTTGCCGTTATGATGGACAGGCACAAGAAATATGCAGATAGCCTTCAGATTGACTATCGCGACCTTATCACTGCGAATCGAAGAATGCCTATTGCAGACATAAGGGCCTGTGGTATGTATGTGCTATGGGACAACGGATACACCCTGCATGAGTGCGCACAGGCCTTTGGAAGGGTGAACCACACCACTGCACTTCAGGCTACAAGAAAAATAAAAGATCATATTAGGATCCGTGGCCTGAACAACTACATGGGGAAGTACATAGAAGAGGCTAGAAAAGCATATGAGGTTTGAAAACGAACGCGCCCTCTTGGGGGCCATCCTGAACGACTCGGACTCGTTGATTGACGTTGTTTCGATCGTCACACCTGACTCATTCAGGGGGGAGCAGAATAGGGCCGTATATACAGCCATGCTAGAGCTGTTTAATGCGTCTGCTCCGGTGGATCTAGTCACGGTGGCTGACAGAGCCTCCACGTCAGAGGATGGCCTCCACTACTCTTCTTATTGCGCTGAACTAATGGGGGTTGATGGCATTGAGTTCGGTCAGAATGCCATACACTACGCCAAGATGGTCGAGCGTGACCACAAGTGGTATGAGCTTGCCAAGGCGGGCAGCAGCATCGTGGACATGTCCATGACGCAGCACGTTGAGGTGGACGAGGCTATTGACAGTGCTGAGGGCATGATTTTTAACATCGCCGCAGAGGCGAAGAAGGAGACTGGCGCTAACCTTTCAGACCTGCTTACCCCAACCTTGAGCGAGCTTGAGGCGGCTCGTCATAACGAGGGCGGAGTCATTGGGATTTCAAGTGGCTTCTACCAGGTGGATGGCATCACTGCTGGCTTTAAGGAGACAGACCTGACGATTGTAGCTGCTCGTCCAGCTATGGGAAAGTCGGCGTTCTCGATGCAGCTGGCATTAAACGCAGCCAAGAAGGGGAAAAAGGCAGCGTTTTTTTCGCTAGAGATGGGCGGCACGCAGTTGGTTCAGCGCATTCTGACGCAGGTAGCTGGTGTGGACCCGCAGCGTGCGCGTCGCGGCTTCACCAATGACGAGGACTGGAGCAGGTTGGTCCGTGCAGCAGGGCAGCTTGACGGGATTCCGCTGCACATAGATGACGACTTTAGCATGACGCCGACGGAGCTGCGCGCCAAGTGCCGTCGCCTCAAGATGAAGCAGGGCCTGGACATGGTGGTTGTGGATTACCTCCAGCTTATGCACGTCGCAGGCATGAGCGGTGGCAGCAGAGAGCGCGAGATCGCCACCATCAGCCGCAGTCTCAAGGGCCTTGCCAAGGAGCTTGAGATTCCCGTCGTTGCGCTGTCGCAGCTGTCTCGTGCCGCTGAGAGCAGGGGGCTAAGCGCCAGGCCGCAACTATCGGACCTCAGAGAGTCAGGTGCGATTGAGCAAGATGCTGACAACGTGATGTTTATACACCGACCCGAATACTATGGGGTCGTCATGGATGAGAGCACGGGGCGCTCCGTTCAAAACATCGCAGAGGTGATTGTTGCCAAGCAGCGCAGCGGCCCAACTGGAACGGCAGAATTGTTCTTCAAGGATGGCAAGTTTAGCAACCTGGACAGGTCGCATCAGCCATGACTATGACGGAACAAGCCCCTGCGTTCTGGGAGACTCGACAGAAGTGGATGACCTGAACCTGCTGATCTTGCCGCAGCCATCACACCTGTATGTAGCGTACTTCTGAGTCTGCGTCGTATAAAATCTGCCAGTTGCCTCAACATCATCTGAGCCGCAGTTTGGGCAAATCATCTCATTGTCTGAGTACACGCCAAGGTTCGGATGTCTATTGTCCCAGCCGCGCAACTCTTTATAGACACGCTCAAGCTCGATAACATCCCCATCATTGTACTCCTGCATTGAGCGGAGCGCGTCAGCATCACCATTCAGGCACTTTTTCCACATGGAAAAACCCTCGTGTGAAACTTTGCCTGGACCATCGGTAATTTTGCTAATGTAGTCCAGCCTATTTGATGAAAAGGAAAACTTTCTCTTGGCTATCTTTAGCGTATCAACACTGCGGTAGCTTGACGGCTCTGGCAATCCCAAGAGAAAAAACCTTGTGTTCATGCGCTTGATGTCAAATTTGTCGCCATTGTGCGCAACAACAATGTCGGCCTCATCAAGAAGTTGCCATAGCGCCTCTACCACATCAAAGTCATCCCTTGGGTCAGACGGATCAACGCTGGCATTCATCATGTGTGGCTCATCAAGCCACTTTGCGGACCAGGTGAGCACAGTCCAGTCCTGAGCTATCTGCCCATGGTCTATAAATTTTGGCCACAGGCTCCAGACATAAGCCTCCATTGGCGCCGTTTCAATGTCAAATATCAGGATTTTTGCATCAATGTTGTCTGCAAATGCCCTGAGAGGCTGAAGAAAATCATTAACTGTGCTTTTAGGCATCTGCAATCGCCTGGCTAT